TCAGCCATCGATCTCGATCCTCCTGAAGGGCCCGGGGCCAAAGCGGTCAGAGACCTGGGCCACGGCAATTTGATAGGCGCCGGTAACGCCATCGGCGGCTTTCTCGGCGGCGGTGTAGGTAAAGTTCGGCGCGGTCACCTCGGCCTCGCGCAGCAGGGTCGCGCCGTCGAGAACCCTCACCGCGTATAGCTCGCGCCCCTCGCCCAGCGGCACCTCAACGGATTGCCAGCTGTCGCCGTCGATCCTTGTGCGCCGGACCCAGCCGAGCGTGACGCCGCCAGAGCCATCGGGCGTGGCCCGCAGATGCGCCGGCGCGAAGGGCCGCAGCCCGACCCCGTCAAACGCCTCGACACGGTGCTGATAGGACGGGTCCTCGAGCGGCCGCTGCGCCGGACCGATGCGATAGTGCCGCGCCAGCCCGCGCGCCGATTGCGCCAGCTCTATCTGCTGCAGCGCGGGCGTCAAAAGCACGAACACGCTGCCAACGGGCCAGAACTCTGGCATCAAGCCGTCGGTGCCGGCCTGCCCGCGCAGGCGCGCGGTCAACTCATAGGTGCGCGGGCCCACCAGCGCGGCGTCCCGGAACTGGAACACCTCCCAATTATCCGCGCTGCCATCGCCGATTGCGGCGGCATTGGCGCCATTCAGCAGCGCCTCTTGGGGGACCGAGGCCAGATCGCCGTAAACCAAACGCACCCGCAAGCCCGCGCCGCGATCCAAAACGCCCGACTTTGCGGCGCCCATCTGGGTCTCGGTCACGCCGATCACCGCAGCGCCGGCCAGAAGCTGGTTCAGCTCATAGCCGTTATCCTGAGCCGCGCTGTAAACGGCGACCGTGCCGGGCCAGGGCCGCGCGGTGGCGGCGATATGCGGGGCGTGCTCGACCTCCTGGCCGGTCAGCAATGGCAAGTCCAGGAACACCGGCTCGACCGGGACCGGCGCCACGAAGGGCCGCGGGCGCACCACGGCCTCGACGCTGTCAGAGAAGTCGTAGGTCTCGGGCTCCACCCGCACCGCCTCCAGCATCTGGAACTCGGCCTGCTCGACGCGGTCCACGCGGTAATGCGTGGGCCCGCCATCGAGCGGCAGCGCCACCACATCACCGGCGCGTATCGCCATCTCCGACGGCGGCAGCGCGAAATGCGCCACGTCGCGGGCCACGCGCGACTCGCTCAACCAGCGCTCCACGATGGCCCGCGCCTCGCGCTTGGTCAGCACCAGCGGCAGATCCGAGCGCGCCACGCTGGTCGCAGCCTCGTCGGGAAAGATCGCCTCCTCGGCGCGGGCATCGAAGGCACCGTCCGCCTCGACAAAGCTCAGCCGCAGCCGCCCCGCGATCTCGGCCTCCGGCGCGCGCGACAGCACCAGATCGCCATCCGCCTCCGGGGACACGGCCACGCGTTCGGGGTCAACATCCGCCACCGCGCGCCCGTCGCGCGACCGGAACACCAGCTGCCCCTCGCGCTCGATCGCGTCAAAACCATAGGCCAGCATCAGGGGCTGCAGCCGCTCGCGCGCCGTGCCGGTGTTGCTGGGCATGAAGCCGCGCACGATGCCGTAGAGCTCCGAGACGTCATAGGCGTCCACGCCCGCCGCCACGCAGATCTCGGCCACCAGCACCGGCAGCGACCGCGCCGAGCCACGCCCGTTCAGCCAATGCCCCTGCAGATAGTTCTCGGCATCGGTCCAAAGCCCGTCATTGCCCGGGAAGTATGGGTAAGGACGCGCGTCCCAGGCCCAGACATGCGCGCGGCTCATATCCACCATCGGCCCGCCATAGAGGATCGAGCTGGGGTTGTTCTCGGCCGCGCCCCAATAGGAGTTCATCGCCCGCAGATACTGCGCCTGGATCACATCATCGCGCCGCCCGTTCGAGTAATGCGGCAGCTGCGATTCCGAGGATTTCGGGTCGAGGAACTTATTGGGCTGGTTGGTGCCCTTGTCTATCGCCGCGCAGCCGTATTCGGTGAACCAAATGGGCTTGGATTGCGGCTGCCAGCCGGTGGGGTCGGTCTGCCGCACGCCCGCGATTCGGTTGTGATGCGTGTTCTCCCACCAGCCGCGCAGGTCCTTGTAGCGAAAGACCCAATCCTCGCCATGGGCGCCATCCTCGATCGGGTGGCGGTCCTGCACGGACCGCGATCCTTCTGACGGATAGTACCAGTCATAGCCCTCGCCCCCGGCCACGTTCGCGCGCAGGTAATCGAGGTTGTAGATCGCCCCATGCGCGGCATCCGCGTGCTCGCGCCCGTCGCGCCAATCGCTCAGCGGCATGTAATTGTCGATGCCGATGAAATCGATCTCGTCATCCGCCCAAAGCGGGTCGAGGTGGAAATACACGTCGCCGGAGCCGTCCTGCGGGTGGTAGCCGAAATACTCGGACCAATCGGCGGCATAGCCGATCTTGGTCTCCGGCCCCAGGATAGCGCGCACGTCCGCGGCCAGCGCGATCATGGCCTCCACCGCCGGGAACCCCGTCGCGCCGCGGATCTGCGTCAGGGCGCGCATCTCAGACCCGATGCAGAATGCCTCGACCCCGCCCGCCTTCGCGCAGAGATGCGCGTAATGCAGGATGAAGCGGCGATAGGACCATTCCGCCGGGCCGGTATAGCCGATGCCCTCGGCATGGTTGGCAAAGTCGGCGACCGCCGCGCTGCCAAAGAAGGCCGCGACCTCGGCATCGGCGGCGGCGGTGCCGTCTGTGGACCCCGCTTGCCCAGGGGCCTTGCCGGTGGTGATCCGCCCGCGCCAGGGCAGCACCGGCTGATCCGGCGCGTCCGAGTACGGGTCGGGCAAGCCGTTGCCGGCAAGCTGCTCCATCAGAATGAACGGGTAGAAGGTCACCGCCTGCCCCGCCGCTTTGAGCGCCGAGATCGCCTCGATCACCGAACGGTCGGTGGGCGTGCCACCATAGACCGGGCGGTCTTCGTCGCGCGGCACCTCCTCGGCGGTGGTGCGGTTCAGGCCCGAGACGAACCAGGGCATGCCGGCGCCCTCTTCCAGCTTATGCTCGACCTTCGGCTTGAGGTCGCAGGTCTCGCAGCGCAAATCGTCTCCAAACCAGGACGCCACCAGCACCGTCGCGCCGCAATTGGGCAACTCGCTCGCCAGCCCATCCAGGGACGCCAAGAGGTCGGTCTTGCCGCTGGCAGAGTTGACGTTGGCGGGCCGGTTCTCGCCAAAGCCCGCGTGGTAATGCACCGGGGTGGTGGCCAGCGAATACTCCCCGGTCCCGGGGATCAGCGCCACGCCCTGCACCGCCTCGGCCACGTCGTCGGCAACGCCCGGCAGGTCCACGGGCGCAGGCCGCGTGACCTCGAAGGTCAATTGCGGGATGCGGTTACCGAAGCGCGTCAGATCCAGGTCCTCGATCACAACATAGGCCAGCCCGCGATAGGCCGGCACCAACCCAGAGCCTTCCACGGCCTCGATCTTGGGATCGGGCATCTGGTCCTCGGTGCCGTGATAGACCCGCATCGTGACCGAGGTGTTCTCGATCAGCTGGCCATCCGCCCAGATGCGGTTCACGCCGCTGATCTCGCCCTCACACAGCGCAACGGCAAGGCTGATCGAGTAGCTGTACTCGCGCGTCGTCGGCGTGGCCGGGCGCGGTGCGCCCTTGCCGCCAGAGCCCTCTGTCGTTGTGACATGCTCTTGGAACCGGGTGGCCCAGATGACCTGCCCCGGCACGCGCACGCGCCCGTATAGGGTCTGGACCGGCGTGCCCTCGCTGGCGCTGGTCAGGCGGAAGCGATCCACCTGCCCGGTCTCCACCACCTCGGATCCGCGCCCCATGATGCGCTGGTCGATCACCTGGCCGATGGTGGCGCCAATGGCCCGCCCTATGATCGCGGTCGACAGCCCAAAGACCGTGCTGTTGATGGCGCTGCCCGCCGCGAAACCGACTGCAGATAAGACAATCGTGGCCATCAATCGCTCCCTTCCGGAAAGGAGAACCGCGCCACGATCCGGCGCCGCCAGGGCGCGGAGAGCGGGCTCTCGATCACCCCATGCCTGGAATAGGCATGGACAAAACTTGGGCGGGGCGCGGTCGCGCCCTGCAGCCCTAGATGTTTGGCGACACCGCCGTCGCGCATGCGAAACAGGATCACGTCGCCAGGCGCCTCGGCGCCCAGTGGTTTGGCCTCTAGGGCGCGCTCCGCTGCGGACCAAAGGCGCTCCTCGCGGGCGGCCTCGCTCCAATCGGCGGTGTAGGCGGGCACCGGTTCCGGCTCGGAGCCGTAAAGCGCCCGCCAGACCCCGCGCAGCAGGCCCAGGCAGTCACAGCCCGCGCCCTGAACCGAGGCCTGGTGCACATAGGGCGTGCCGATCCAGGCCCGCGCCTCCGCCAGCGCCGCCTCAGCCCGCAAGGGCGGTGCTCGTCTCGGCGGTCAGGCTGCCGCCATCCATGACCTGCCCGGACGCGGGATAGGCCATCAGCCAGTCCTCGCCGGGGATATGCGGGAACCCTTGGAAGTTCAGCAGGTTGTTGAACTTGAGCCGGCAGGTGCCCGGCCGCTTGTCGCAGCCCGCGTCAAAGCGCACCATGTCGCCGGTCTCGACCGCGTCGCCCAGCGCTTCCCAAAGCTCGACCACCCGGCCGTCCGCGCTCAGCCGGTCGTTCTTCACCAGCCCGATCAGGCCCGCCGCAGGCCCGGTCAGCACCCGCGCGCGGCCGCCCTCGAACCATCGGTCGTCGTAGTTCTCCAGCCCCGCGAAGCGAAAGAGCTTGCGGTCCTCCACGATCTCCACCGGGCCCTCAAAGAAGTAGCCCGCCTGGTTGAGATCGAACTTGCAGCCCGCGTCGCCCAGCACGGCGCCGCAGGGGCCCTGATAGGCGCGGCCCTGCGGTTGGTTAAGATGCTCGGTCAGTCCGCGCAGCTCGGCGTTGAAGGCGCCATTGGCGCGGGTGATCTCGCCCAGCGTGCCGCGGAATTGCAGCCAGCGCTGGTTGACGTCCTGCCAATTCACCAGCCAGGCGCGGATCTCCGCGCCGTCAAAGCGGCCCGCATGGATGTCCTCCTCGCGGATCGCGGCGTCGTTCAGCACGCCCACGGCCTCCGTGTTGTCCACCGCAAGCCCGGTGGCTTGCTGGATGGCGCGTGCGGCCAGGCCGGTATCGGCGCGGAAGGAGATGTTCTCGAACGAAAATCCCAGGTCGTGATCGGTGAACCCATAGGTGGTGCCGTCACGGCGGGTCAGCGCCCAGGCGCGGCAGATCGTGGTGGCGCCGGTCTTGAGATGCGCCTCGAATGCTTCAGGGATCGCCATTAAACCCGCACCTCCACGATTGGAACGCTGGGCACATCGCCGGCCTGGAACGAGGCCACCGAGGTCTGGATCCGGTCGGTGTCAAAGCGCACCGGCACGTCGAACTCGAACCCTGCGGTGACCTGCGCGCCCGCCCCGGGAGCGGTTAGGATGGTCACCAGCCCGGCGTCGTAATCGGCGTTGAAATGCACGGTCTCCACCAGGGGGTCGCCCTGCAGGCCCAGGCGCAGCGTGCCCGGGACCAGCTTTGTAATCGGCCTGGTGTAGGATTGCGCGCCGGAGGCATAGGTCTTGCAGACCTGAAAGACCTGCGTGACGCCGTCCCCCACCGCGATGTCCTGGTCCTCAAAGGTCACCTGCTTTGAGGCGGCACAGGACTTGTAGTCCGACCAGTCCTTCCAGCGGAACCCGTTCAGCTGCCCCTGGCGCGCCTCGAAGAAGGCGATCAGCGTCTCGACATCGTCCAGCGAGCGCATCGAGACGCCCGCGTCATAGCGCCTGCGCGCATGGGCCCAGGGGCTGTTGCGCTCCTCAAAGCCATTGGCCAACGTCACGATCTCCGTGCGCCGCTCCGGCCCGCCGACCGAGCCAAAGCTCAGATTGGCGGGAAATCTCACCTCATGGAATCCCATGGCACTCTCCTCGTCCGAAGAATTTCTCTGCCCAAGCCAACGCGTATTCGTCGAAGGTTGGACTTATCGGTTGCGCTGCCCGCGCGACAAAGCCCGGCTCATCTGCGCGGCGACCTGGCTTTGGCTGCGGCGGAAGCCCTCGACATCGGGGGTCTGGATGTTCATCACCACGCTGACCGGTCTGCCGCCGCCCCCGGCGCGCACGCCAAGCTTGCCGTCGGGGCCGCGCGACAGCGGCATGATTGCCTCGGGTCCGGCCTCGCCCATCAGGCCCATGCCGCCCCGCATCGGGAAGGTCACGGGCGAGGACACCACCCCGCCGCGCGCGAAGGGCATGACGCGGCCCTGCGCGAAGGCGCCGCCATCGCGAAAGCCCAGCAGCCCGTTCACAAACCCCGAGATGCCGCTGCCAATGTGATCGGCCACCGGCTCGATGGCGGCGGCAAAAGTGGCCTCCGAGATCGACAGCGCCAGGTTGCGCAGCACATCGCTCAGCTTGTCGCCATCCTGGATCAGCCCGCGAAACGCGCGGGAGACCTGGTTGCTGATCGTGTCGGACGAGATCCGGTAGCTATCCGCGGCACGGCGCGATTCCTCGCCATTGCGCGATACCTCTTGCGTCAGCGTCGCGACCGAGCGCGCCGCCTCTTCGGCGTTCAGCTCCAGCGGCGCTATGGCGCTGCCCAGCAGGTCATCTTCATCCATCTCCGTCTCCTTTTGCTCGGTCGGGGAAGTCGCGCAGAAGATCCTCCAGCCGCGACCGGCCCAGCGCGGCGGCACCGCCGCCTTCGCGCCCAAGCATCAACATCAGCTCCACCGGGGTGAGCGCCCAAAACTCCTTTGGGCGCAGCCCCAGCCCGTGCATCCCGGCCCGCATCAGGCCGGGCCAGTCCAGCCCCTCAGCCATCGACGGCAAAGGCGCGGCGCAGCAGCTCGCCCGCGGCGCGGGTGGCCGCGGTGGGCCCGCCCTCAATCTCGGCGGTCATCAGATCCGCCTGCGCGCCCTGCCAGCCGCCGCCGCGCAAGCCGGCCACGATCAGCGCCAGCACGTCGCGCGCCGAGACCTGACCGCCCTCGAACCGCTCGACCATCTCGATCAACGATCCCGCCGCCAGCCCGGCCTCCAGTTCCGCAAGCGCGCCAAGCGTCAGCTTCATCACCCGCGGCTCCCCATCGATGGTCAGTGTGACCTCGCCCGTCCAAGGGTTCGCCATCTCTCGCCTCGCTCTCTCTACAGCGCCGTGAAGGTCAGAACGCCGGCCGAGGCCAGGCTCATCTCGAACGTGGCCTCGCCGTTATGCGTGCCCGCATACTCGATCGAGGTGATCTGGAACGGGCCCTGGACGGTGCCAAAATCGGGGATGATCACCTGGAAGGTCGGCACCTCGGCGTCAAAGAAGATCTGGCGCGCGCGCTCGTCGGTGGTCGCGTCGCGGAAGATGCCCGAGCCCGAGATCGAGGCTGATTTGACCCCCGCCCCGCCCAGCAGCTCGCGCCAACCGCCCTGGCTCTCCAGGCTGGTGACGTCCACGCTCTCGGCGTTGAAAGAAATCCGCGAGGCGCGCAGCCCCGCAATGGTCTCGAATAGACCGGCCCCGGTCATGTCGAGCTTGATCAAGAGATCCTTGCCGTTCTGGGCGCCCATATGCGTCTCTCCACTTCAAAAAGGAAATTTACGTGTCTTCCACCAGCGCTCGAAAGCGCAGGTCGATCTTGCGTTGCGTACCGCGGCTCATGCGGTCGGCCTTGGCGCGCACAAAGCGCAGGCTGATCAGGCGTCCGCGGCTCAGAACCAGGTCGGCATCCACCAGCGCGTCAGAGACGACGGTGGCCACGTTCTTGGCGTTCTGAAATCCGGCGCCGTCGCTGACCACGGTCACGATGAAATCATGCGCGGCCCCGGCCTGGGACGCGTCAGAGCGGTCCCGGACCTCCTCTGGGCCCAGAACCAGGTAGGTGCCTGGTATGGTGCCCGGGGGGGCGGCGTCGTAGATCGCCGTGCCAACCAGCGCGGTCAGGCTTAGGTCCGTCTCCAGGCGCTGAAAGACCGCCGTCTGCAGCGCCGCCGCCATTGCATAGCTCATGTGCTCACCTCCTCTGCGCGGGCAAAGCACACCAGATAGCGGGCGTCGAAATCCGCCTCCGTGACCGCCAGCAGCGAGAAAATGCGCTCGCCGTCGCGCATCCGCTGGCCGGGCTTGGGGCGGCTCGGCGCGCCAAAGGGCGCGGCGCGCAGGGTGATCTTGTAGGGCACCGTCGAGATCGACAGCCCGGCCTGTTCCGCATCGCGCCCCGTGCCGGCCTTGACCGAGGCCCAAAGCGTGCCCGCGACCTGCCACGTCTCGGAATAACCGCCGGCGTTATCGCGGGTCCGATACGGCACCTCTAGCCGCAGTTTCCGGTTCAATTGCGGGCGTTTCATTTCGCCGCCTCGCCGAACAGGCGCACGGTGCGGTAGCGGTCGATCAGCAGGCTCACGCCAAAGGGCATGGGCTTCTCGCCGGCCACCATGGCAGAGCGGTTCTCGTAGTAATGCGCGGCCAGCAGGAACACCGCCTGGCCCAGGTCGGGCGGCAGATCGGCCCAGGTGGCGCCGAAGCCCGCGGTAAAGCGCAGCTCGACGCTGCCCTGGTGCGGGATCGTCGGCAGGTGGTGGCCCACGGCCGTCAGGCAGGGCCGCTGGCTGTCGGGCGCCAGGCGGTAACTGGCCGGGTCAACGATGGTCGCGCCGCCGTCGCGGTCCAGCAGCTTGATCTCGGTCAGCGCCGCGACCGGTGCCACCGGCAGGACCTGCCGCGCGGGCTGGCGCCAGGCGGTCAGGGACCAGGAATAGCTGCGCGTCACCAGGACCTTGCCGGTGCGCGCCTCAATGGCGGCCATCGCCGCGCGGACATAGCTTTCCAGCACGATGTCTTGCACGCTGTCATCGGCGAACCCCGTGCCCAGGCGCAGATGGTCTCTGAATTCTGTGACCGGCAGGGCCTCGATGGGCACTGTGGTCTGCTCGACTAACATCATATGTCGATCTCCGTGTATCCGGCCCCCAGGTGTCTCAAGTTGATGGACGCGCGCCCCCGCGTTGCTCGGACGGAGGGGAGCAGCTAGACAACGCCTCGTTTGATTGGCGCGCGTCCACCTGGCCGGGCCTGCTCAGACCCGGCCCGTCTCGGCCTGTGTTAGACCGAGAACTTCAGCAGCTTGATCGCGTTAAAGTCCGTCACGTCGCCGCCCACGCGCTTGGAGGCGTAGAACATCACATGCGGCTTGGCCGAGAACGGATCGCGCAGGATGCGCAGGTCGGGGCGCTCGGCGATGGTGTAGCCGGCGCCGAAGTCGCCCAGGGCGATCGACAGGCTGCCGATGCCAATGTCGGGCATGTCCTCGCAGACCAGCACCGGGTAGCCCAGAAGGCGCGGCGGCTCGCCCGCAGCAAGGCTGTCGGCCCACAGGAAGCGGCCATCGGCGTCCTTGATCTTGCGCACGGCGCCCACGGTTTTCGAGTTCATCACGAAGGTCGCGTTGGCGCGGTACTGCGAGCCCAGCGCAAAGACCAGATCGACCAGGGCGCTGGCGGGATCCACAGCGTCGAAATCGCCATTCACACCGGTGGCGACATGCCCCAGCTGGCCCCAGGTGTCGGTGCCTGCGGCGACGGTCGGGTAGGTCAGGAACCCGGTGGGCTTGTCGATGCCGTCGCCCGAGATGAAGGCGGCGCTCTCGGCGCAGGCGAACTTCTCGGCCACACGGTCGGCCAGCCAGGCCTCGATGTCGAAGGCGCTGTCATCCAGCAGGCGCTGCGAGATCTTGGGCAGTGCGGAAAGCTCGTGCAGCGGGATCGAGATGCGCTCGATGGCGGGGGTGGAGGTCTCGGCCGCGTTGGCGGTCTCGGTGGCCCAGCCCGCGCCGGTCTCGGTGATGTCGATCAGCACGTCGTAAGAGGCCGCCTCGACATTGACGATTTTCGCAATCGAGCGGCACGAGGCCGTCGAGCGCAGAACCGCCTGGATCTGCTGGCTGGTCTTGGGGTCCACCAGATAGCCGCCATCGGCGTTCACCGCGGTGTTGAGCGCCTTGCCCTCAAGCTCCAGACCGCGCAGCGCGCCGTCATCGCCGGACCGCACATAGGCCTCAAAGGCCTTCTGGTGCGGCGCCTCCACCTCTGCCGAGGTCGCCAAAGCCGGGCGCGCCCGGGTCAAAGATTTCCGATCAAGCATCATCAGTCGCTCTTCCTGCTGTTGAAATTTCGTCTTCATTTCGGTCTGGAACGCCCCCAGATCCGTTAGGAACCCGGCCAGCGCGGTCTTCACCTCGTCCGCCGGGCTTGCGGCGGTGAAAGGCACAGCCTCTCCGCCCCGAGCCTTGCTCTCGGTCTCACTCATCATCGATTTCCCTGATTGATAGAGTTGTGGCTGTGCTGGCTTAGCTGTTGGCCAGCGCCTGGCGGGCGTCCTGAATGGTCGCCGCCAGCTCTCGCAGCAGATCGTTCTGTGCGGCCTCGGGCGCGTCATCGCCCTTGGCCCCGACCCGCGCGTCCGGAAGCATCGGGAAGGTCACCAAAGAGACCTCCCAAAGCTCCAGTTCCGACAAAAGCCGCTGGCCCTTGCCATTCTTCTGGGCGCGCACCGTGCGGTAGCCGATGGACAGCCCGTCGATGGCCCCCGCCTCGATCAGCGCCACCGCCTCGCGGCCCTTGTCTACATCCGCCAGGATCCGTCCCTTCACGAACAGGCCGCGCGCGTCCTCGCGCACCTCGTCCCAGACGCCGATGGGCTGGGCCGGGTCATGCTGCCAGAGCATCTTGACCGACCGGTTGGCCTCGGTCAGCGTCTTCAGCGAGTGCGCATAGGCCCCCGGCTCGACCACGTCGCCGCCCTGATCGGTCTTGCCGAAAAGCGAAGCATAGCCCGCGATCTCAACCCCGTCGGTGACCTGAATGTCCTCCCCGAGGCGGCAGAATTTGTGCTCAAGGCTTGGCATCGTATCCATGTGTTTTCCTTTCAAATGACCGCTCGGTCCGCCCTGGCGGGCGTCCTCGCTTTGGCAGCGCGCACGATCTTCAGGCGTCATCGGCAATCTTGGGCAGGCCCAGCAGCATCCGCTTCTCGGCCTCCGTCAGGAAGGTCGCCGAAGAGATGCGCATCCATTGCTGGTCGCGCTCCGCGGCCAGCGCCGGCACCTGGTCAAGGTCGGGCTTCAGCGTCACCGCCTCGCCGCTGAACTCGCCCAGCCAGTGCGAAATCGCCGCGGTCACCCGCGTGGCCAGGGGCAGCACCGTGAGCCGATAGAAGGCGCGGTTCGCCTCGGCGTAGTTGGCGTATGTGGCGTCCCCCGGGATGCCTAGGATCATCGGCGGCACCCCAAAGGCCAGCGCGATCTCGCGGGCGGCGGATTCCTTGGTCTTCTGGAACTCCATATCGGTGGGCGAGAAACCCATGGGCTTCCAGTCCAGCCCGCCCTCCAGCAGCATCGGGCGGCCGGCGTTGGCCGCGCCCTGGTGATAGCTCTGCATCTCGTCCAGCAGCCGGTCATACTGATCCGCCGCCAGCGAGCCCATCCCGTCCGCGCCCTTATAGACGATGGCGCCCGACGGGCGCGCCGCGTTGTCCAACAGCGCCTTGGACCAGCGCGAGGCGGCGTTGTGCACGTCCAGCGCGGCGGCGGCGGCCTGCATCGGCGAGAACCCGTAATGATCGTCCTGCGGGTGGAAGTTCTTGATGTGGCAGATCGGCGACGGGCCCTCGCCGACATGAAAGCGATGCTTCTTGCCCGACACGGCGTATTCGAAACCAACGGGCCAGCCGTCCGGCCCCGGCACCACCGACATCCGATCCGAGCGCAGCACATGCAGCTCCAGAGGCAGCCCCATATCGCCGCTCACCGCCTCGACATAGCCGTCGCCGCTGAGCAGAAGCTGCGCGTAGAGCGCCTCAAGCAGCTCGGCCCGCCCCTGCGCGCCGTTCGGGCGCGCGATCAGCGACAGCAGCGGATGCACGTCATAGCGCCGCTCCTGGTCTTGCAGGTTCAGCGGCAGCGCCGCCGCGGCCTCGGCGATCAGCTTCACCGAGCGAAAGCCGATCGGGTTCGCCGCAAAGCCCTGCCGCGTCAGCGACCCGGTGTCTCGCGGCGTCCAGGCCACGCGCCCGGACGAAGAGGACAGCGCCGCCAGCCGCCCCGTGGCCGAGGCCTTCTTTTCCGGCACCGCGGCCCGGTCTCGCTTTAGAAAGTCGAACATCTGCGTCAGCTCCTCATCGTCGCTCATCTGGCGTCTTTCAAAGGCCCCCGCACCGGCTCATGGCAGTCCGGTGCGGGGGCAGCAGCGGAAGGGGGCGCTCCCTGGGTCGCTTCGCCCCGCAGGGGCGCCCCACCCTTCCGATCTCAGTCTTGTCGGGCTCGCTAAGCGTGCCCAGGTTCCGTTGACCGCGTTACTGCAGGGCGCGTATCTGCGGCCGCCGGTACTGCGCGGCGGGCGCGATCATGAGGTCATGGATCGCCCAGACCAGCGCGTCCACGCGGTCCGGAGAGCCCTTGCCCAGAAAGCCCTGCGCCGTCATCTGGCACATCTGGTCCTCTAGCGCGCCCAGGTCCGCGGCGTGCTTCACCCGGCCCTGCTCATAGAGCGCGGCCACCGGCTCGGCCCGCGCGGCCTTGCCGCGGCTGGCGCGCACCGCGCGGTAGGGCACCATCGGGTCGATCCCGTGCACGATCTCTTGCACCATCTCGCCGCCCTGGTTCACCTCGGCAACCAGCCGGTCGGCGCCCCAGCGCTCGCGCGCGTCGATCGCGGCCTGCGCCCAGGCCGACGGCGAGGCCGCCGCGACCGTGGCGTCCTCCAGAACGTAGCCGCGCCAGTCCTGCGGCGGGCCCTGCGTGACCGCGCCCACCACGACGATGCCGCAGGCGTCGGACCGCTTGCCGCTTGTCACCGGCGGGTCGACCGCGACCACGATCCTGTCCAGGGGCGGCGGGTCCTCGACCCGCGATCCCTCCAGCATCTGACCGGTCCACAGCGCCCCTTCCGCGTCATCCAAAAGCACCCCGTCCAGCTCCTGCCGGCCCAGCCTGGTGCCCGCGTAGCGGGCCCGCACCTCCTGCAGAAAGCTCGCCGCCAGATAGGCGCGGTTGGCCTCGGTGGCGGCATGGGTGGTGACCGTGGACGCGTTGCCCAGGATCGACTTCAGCACGCCCACATTGCGCGGCGTCGTGGTGACCACCTGCCGCGGCGCCTCGCCGAGGCGCAGCGCGAATTGCAGCATGTCCCAAGCCTCGCCGGCGCGCTTCCACTTGGCCAGCTCGTCCACCCAGGCGGCGTCGAATTGCGGGCCCCGCAGGCTTTCCGGCTCATGCGCCGAGAAGACCTGCGCCACCGCGCCGTTCGGCCAGACCAGGCGCCGCCGCGTGGCCTCCCATTTCGGGCGCCGGTCGGGCGGCGAGCAGGCAAGGATGCCGCTCTCGCCAAAGATCATCACCTCGCGGGTCTGGTCCAGCGTCTCGCCGACCAGGGCCAGGCGCCGCGCCGCGCCCGGCGCGGTCGGGGTCGCACCCTCGACCTGCGCGCGGACCCACTCGGCGCCTGCGCGGGTCTTGCCCGCGCCGCGGCCACCCAGGATCACCCAGGTGCGCCAGTCGCCCTCCGGCGGCAGCTGGTGCTCCAGCGCCCAAAACTCGAACAAAAAAGGGAGCGCCAAAAGCGCTCCCTCACTTAGCTCATCCAAGAAGGCCTCAGCCACTCCCGGCGGCGCGCAGGCGAGCCAGGCGGCGCCCGATCTCAGATCGGGCGGCGGCGTAATCGACCGCATAGGATCCTTCAATCCCGGCGGTTTTCTTTCGCTCATCTGCAACGCGGTTCCTTTCGGTCACGGCCATCTTCCAGCCCTCGGCAAGCTCCTTAAGAGCGGTGCGAGCGCGGCCGATGGCCTCGTCATCATCCTGTCGTGCTTTAGAAAGCAATCGGCCAAGGATCACCCCGGCCTCTTCAAATAGTTGTTCGGCCACGGCCAGGCTCTCGTCCTGGTCCGCGCCCTCTTCAAAGGGTTTGATTAAAGTCAT